ATCAATAGCAGGTAGTACAAAAGCTCTAGAAAAAATGTTTGGAGTTTCTGCTCCTATACTTTCTGGATTTGCCGGATATCTAGAAGATCAAGTTAAACTTTATCAAAATATATCTAAAAGCGGTGTAAGTTTTAACGGCCAATTAGAAGACATGGGCAAAGCAGCAATTAATGCTGGTTTGACTGTGGAAGAGTTTGCAAAAGGAATCAAAGAAAATAGTGAAAATTTTGTAGCACTTGGTTTAGGTACAGCAACTAAAGGAGCAATAACATTCTATGGTGCGTTAAAAGAAATGCGCACAGGCTCAGATGGGTTTGCAACTAGACTAAGACGTATGGGATACGACTTTGACGATTTCCAGGAATCAATGGGTCTAGTTGCACAAATGCAATCATTCCAAGGAATGAGCGAAGCTCAACGTCAAAAAGCATTAGCTTCTGCAACATATGAATACATGGACAATCTTGATACATTGTCAAGATTGACTGGTAAGCAAAAAGATCAACTTAATGCTGAAATGAAAGCAGCACAAAATCAAGGCCGCGTAAAAGCTATGATTTTAGAACTTGAAGCACAAGGCGGAGAACAAGCTAAAAAAGCTGCTGTGCTTCAAGAAGGTTTAAACAAAGCTGTTGCTATGGGCCCTAAAGCAGTTGCAGCATATACAGAAATAATGGCTACTGGCACAATCAGTAAAGAAAATGCATTGTATGCATCTCAAATGGGACTTACTACTCAGGCATTACAAGACATGAGACGTGCTACATTTGATCAAACAGTAAGTGCTGAAGAATTAAAAAAATATGAAGCAAGAGTGCAAGGAGCTAGACTTAAAGATTTAGGTAGTGCTCAAAATAGGGCTATGGCACAGATTGGCAGTCTAACTCCTGCTGGTGCTGCTATGGAAGGTGCATATACTGAAACTAGCATGGGTTTGCTAAGATTTGGGGCACAAATGGAAAGAGAAGGCAAAACTGCTGAAGAAGCGGCAGCAGCATGGGAAGCGTTATCTGATGAAGAAAAGAAAAAACTTACAGAAGACAAAAAACCAGGAGATAAACCTGATCCAGCAGCAGCACTGAAAGGCACACTTGCTATACAAGAAAAACTAGTTGATATGGCTGCTAAAACACAAACAAAAGCCATTGATAGATTGTACAAAGATCTTGCTACACCAGCAGTAGTTGGGTTTGTAGCAGCACTAAACCAAGTAGATCCGTCAGTTATTGCTGCAAGAATTGGCGAAGCAACAGATAAGTTTATAGGCGGTGGCCAGCCATTTGATATGACCAAGTTAAACAATCTACTTACAGTGTTGGAGGGAGAAGGTGGGTCTTCTACAGGTGTAGCACAATCAATAAGAGAGTCTTTAACTAAAATGAATGATGCAAGTGCTTCTCCTGAAGCAAGAAGAGCAGCCATTGAAGAAATAAAAACTGCTTTACGAGGATTAGACCCAGAAAAAATCAAAGGTGTTATCCAACGTGACACAGGTTCTGTTGGAAAAACTGGCAACATTTTAGAAAACTTTGGCAAAGGTACTCCAGCAATGTTGCACGGTAAAGAAGCAGTTCTAACTGAAGAACAATTAACAAATCTAGCCAAAGGATTACAAACTGAAGGTGCTAAGGCAATGGCTCAAATGCAGCCGCAAATGGAAAGCATGACCAAGACTATAGCTCCTCAGATGAAATCTATGGCCAAAACTATGGCTCCAAAGATGGAAGGAATGGCCAAGACTATGGCTCCCCAACTGCAAGGAATGTTAAATACTATACGACCACAAATGCAGAGTATGGCAACACAAATGCAACCACAGATGCAAAATATGGCAGAACAAATGGCACCTATGATGAAACAAATGGCTGAACAAATGCAAGGACCTATGAAAGAAATGGCAGAAAGCATGAAAGGTCCAATGGAAAGCATGGCAGGAAACATGCAAAAGTCATTAGGTGTAGCTACAAAACAATTGAAAACACAAAAAGGCCTCGGTGGCAATATCTTTCAAAATTTAGGATTATAATATGAGTTGGAAAAAATATTTTACACCAGTGCCTACAGCAAGCAATACATCAGGTAGTTATTCTCCTTTTAGTACAAAAGGCGGAATTTCTAGTCCTGGTCCTGCTCGTACTAACTATTCATCATATCTTCCAGATGTATATGTAGGATCACCTAATCGTGTAGAGCGTTATGGACAGTATAACACAATGGATTTAGATTCAGAAGTGAATGCTGCTCTTGATATCCTTGCAGAATTTTGTACGCAAGCCAGCTCAGAAAACAACACAAATTTTAAATTTGAATTTAACAAAAGTGCAACTAACACAGAAATTACTATTCTAGGGCAGTATCTAAAACAATGGTGCAAATTACAAAACTTTGAAACACGTATGTTTCGTATTTTCCGTAACGTATTCAAGTACGGAGATCAAATATTTTTAAGAGATCCTGAAACTAAAAAATGGTTTCATATTGATCCAGCAAATCTAACAAGAATTATTGTTAATGAAAGTGAAGGCAAAAAGCCTGAACAATACATTATTAAAAATGTTAATATAAATTTTAAAGAAATGGTTGCAACAACACCACACCAAACTAATGGAAACATTACAGGTGGTGGTAGCGGATACCTACAAGGCGGCGTTAGAGGAATGGTTGGCAATTCTCCTCAACTAGCTGGTAGTAGATATTCTGTTGAAGATGGTGAAATGGCCATTGATGCAAAACATGTTATTCACTTATCGTTATCAGAAGGATTAGATAACAATTATCCATTTGGTAATTCTCTACTAGAAAGTATTTTCAAAGTTTATAAGCAGAAAGAACTGCTTGAAGATGCGATTATTATCTATCGTGTCCAACGTGCGCCAGAGCGCAGAGTATTCTACGTTGATGTGGGCAACATGCCATCGCACCTAGCGATGCAGTTTGTTGAAAGAGTAAAGACGGAAATCCATCAAAGAAGGATCCCATCGCAGACAGGGGGCGGTCAGAATGTCATAGACTCGTCATACTATCCTCTGTCAATCAACGAAGACTATTTCTTCCCACAGACCGCGGAAGGTAGAGGCTCTAAAGTTGAAACATTGCCAGGAGGTACTAACCTAGGAGAAATTGATGATCTACGCTACTTTACTAATAAGCTCGTACGCGGCTTGCGAATTCCTTCCTCTTATCTTCCTACAGGTGCAGACGATGCCACAAGCTCTTACAATGACGGACGAGTAGGCACAGCATATATTCAAGAATTAAGATTTAACAAATACTGTGAAAGATTACAAGGATTAATTTCGGAAGAGTTTGACACAGACTTTAAACGTTACATGATGGAAAAAGGTGCAAACATAGATACGTCGATGTTTGATCTTAAATTTAATCCACCACAAAACTTTGCAAGTTATAGACAAGCAGAACTAGACAACAGTAGAGTTCCAACATTTACACAAATGAGTGCTATACCGTATATTTCAAATAGATTTGCACTTTCTCGCTTCTTAGGAATGAGCGCAGAGGAAATTGCAGAAAACGAAAGACTATGGCGTGAAGAAAATGACGAAACTTTACAAGCACCACAAACTGATGCAGCAGGAGAAATGAGATCAGCAGGCATTAGTAGCGCAGGTATTAGTGCAGATATTGACGGAGCAGAAGATATAGCTGATACAGGCGAAGAGCCTGTAGAAGGCGGAGAAGGCGCACCACCTGAAACAGCAACAGGCGGAGACCTTGGAGGAGCACCAGCAGCTCAACCAACCGAACAAACAATATAAGGCATAAATATTATTATGATATTACGTGAGTTATTTTATTTCGACAAAGAAACACTAGAACCAACAACAGACAATGGTTATGAGCCAGAGTATGATACATCTGTTGTTGATCCCGATGACAAGCGTAAAACTAGACTAACACTACGTCAAATCAACAGAGCCCGTAAAGCATCCGAACTACATACTAGAGAGCAATCTAAAGAATTAGATTTCGTTAGACAAATGTATGGGATCGCAGCACAACAACAAGCTGCCGGGATTTAATGGCAAAATTAGACAAGACTCTTTATTCTAAAGAAGAAGCTGCACGGCTGATGGCCGAACGCAGAAGTGAGAAAAAGCAACTTCAAAAAGAAGCTGCTAAACCGCAGACAGTTTCTTATTCAATAAATCAAAAAAGAAAAGATCATTACCAACTAAATGCGTTTGTGTTAGGCAATGGGTTAAGCAGAGAACCAATTGATCCTAATGATATGTCTAAAATTGGTCCTGTATATGGGTGTAATGCATTGTACAGAACATTTAGTCCTGACTATCTTGTTGCAGTAGATGTAAAAATGATTCTTGAAATTAACAAAGCAGGATATCAACACAACAACGAAGTATGGACTAATCCTAATAAAGCATATGGTGCTATGCAAAATTTAAATTTTTTCAAACCTTCAAAAGGATGGTCAAGTGGTCCAACAGCATTATGGCTAGCAGCACAGCATGGACATAGAAATATTTTTATTTTAGGATTTGATTACAAAGGTTTAGAAAACGGAACAAAGTTTAACAACATATATGCTGATACAAAAAATTACAAACAAAGTAGAGATGGTGCTACATTTTTTGGAAATTGGCTAAGACAAACAAAATCTGTAATAGAAAATCACAAAGATATTAATTTTTACAGAGTAATAGCACCAGATAATTATCGACCTGACGAACTAAATAAATTAAACAATTTAACAACAATTGATATAAAAAATTTCCAAAATATGTTTGGAATTTGATATTTTCTTAAAAAATGGCTGTTTTGAGCCTATATCTACGCATATTTTCCTATAAAGAGTAAATAATAGTGACAGCCTTACCATAGGTAAAACATTTATAGGAGAAAACAATGGCAGATCGCAACAAGTTTGAAGAAATGCTTGAGCGTCTTATCAACGAAGATAAAGAAGGCGCTGAAGAGCTATTTCACGAAATTGTGGTTGAAAAATCACGTTCAATATACGAATCCCTACTAGAAGATGACTTAGCTGATGAAGAAGTTGATGAAGCTACTGATGAAGAAGTAGATGAGTCAGACGACGAAGAAGTTGATGAGTCAGATGATGAAGAAGTAGATGAGTCAGATGATGACGATTTAGAAGAAGAATTTGACCTAGACGAATTTGAAGTTGAAGGCGAAGACGAAATGGACCCTGCAGGCGACATGATGGGCGATGCAGAGATGGACATGGGTGATGAGCCAGAAATGGATATGGACATGGGCGACGAAGAAGGCGGAGACATGGAAGACCGTGTTGAAGACCTAGAAGACGCACTAGATGATCTTAAAGCTGAATTTGAAAAGCTAATGGCTGGCGAAGACGGCGATGATGACATGGGCGGCGATGACGACGACATGGACATGGGTGATGAAGGCGACGACGAAGGCGAAGAAGAGCCAGAAGAAGAAGCAATGGCATTCGAAGCTGACGATGAAGAAGTCGATGAAGCATCAGATGAAGAAGTTGAAGAAAAAACAACTCCTAAGTCTGAAACAGAGCAGATGCGCGAATATGTAGAAAAAGTAACAGCTAAAATGGGCGACAACGGTGCAAACACTAAGTCACCAGTAGCTGGTAAAAATGACATGGGTGGCACTGCTTCTAACTTGGTACAAGGCGGTGACGGCGGAAACGGCGGAACACAAGGCGGACTAGCTCAACCATCAACAAAAGAGGACAACATGGGTAACGTGAATGTTCCAGGTGGTAAAGCAAGTAAGTCAATGAAGTCTATGCCAAAGGGCCACGGCGCTGAGAAAAAAGGCAGTGGCGAAAACGCAGCTAATAAAAAATCAATTATTGGCGGCAAATAAGGACTAAGGATGAATAACTTATTAAGAGAGCATTTGACATTCGACCAAGCGAAAGTGGTAGTTGAGAATGCCAACGACGGGAAAGACCTTTACATGAAAGGTATCTGCATACAAGGAGGTGTGCGTAATGCAAACCAACGTGTATATCCTGTAAATGAAATTGGCAGGGCTGTCAAAACTCTCAACGATCAAATTAGTGGAGGATTTAGTGTTCTCGGAGAAGTTGATCACCCTGACGGACTTAATGTTAATCTTGACCGTGTTTCGCACATGATTACAGAAATGTGGATGGACGATGCAAACGGTTATGGAAAACTTAAAATTCTACCAACCCCAATGGGGAACTTAGTAAAAACCATGCTAGAGTCTGGCGTCAAACTTGGCGTCAGCTCTAGAGGTTCTGGTAACGTGTCAGAAGACGGAAATAACACCGTATCTGACTTTGAAATTATAACAGTTGATGTCGTGGCGCAACCTAGTGCGCCAGGCGCTTACCCTACACCAATCTACGAGCATCTAATGAATGCCCGCGGAGGATACAAGGCTTACGAACTTGCACAGGCAACAAAACACGATAATAAGGCACAAAAATACTTAAAAGAATCTTTGATTAATATAATCAATAGACTCCAATAAAAGGAGAATAACATGTTGGATGCACTAAAAACACTATTTGAAAATGATGTAGTTTCCGAAGACGTGCGCCGCGAACTTGAAGAGGCGTGGGATGCCAAGGTGAAAGAAAATCGCCTTGCAGTCACCGCTGAACTCCGTGAAGAATTTGCTCAAAAATATGAGCATGACAAAACAACAATGGTAGAAGCCATTGATAACCTAATTTCAGAAAAACTAGCTGAAGAAGTTGCAGAATTTGCCGAAGATCGTAAGCAATTAGCAGAAGCAAAAGCAAAATACGCTGTCGCAATGCGTGAAAATGCAAGCAAACTAAAGCACTTTGTAGTTGAATCACTAGCAAAAGAAATTAAAGAACTTCATGAAGACCAAAAAGCTATTAGTGAAAACTTTAGCAAATTGGAAGAGTTTGTTGTCGAAAGTCTTGCTAAAGAAATTGCAGAATTTTACGAAGACAAGAAAGACCTTGCTGAAACCAAAGTTAAACTTGTCAAAGAAGCAAAAGGTCACCTGGCTAAAGTCAAAGAAAACTTTATCCAGAGAAGTGCAAAAGCAGTATCAGAAACAGTTGATAAAGCACTACGCAGTGAAATGTCTCAACTTAAAGAAGATATTGAAGTTGCACGTAGAAACGATTTTGGACGCAAGTTGTTTGAAGCATTCGCAAGTGAATATGCTAACAGCTATCTGAATGAAAAATCAGAAACTGCAAAACTTTTAAAAGTTGTTGAAACAAAAGATAAACAACTTTCTGAAGCAAAAGCATTTGCTGCAAAAGCTAAACAATTAGTAGAGTCTCAAGAAGCTGATAAAAAGCGTCTTGTTGAAGCTGCTGAGCGTAAAGAAATCATGCATGAGTTGATTGCTCCATTGAGCAAGCAACAAAAAGATATTATGACAGACTTACTGGAATCAGTTCAAACTAACAGACTTCGTTCTGCGTTTGACAAGTATCTACCGGCAGTAATTGACGGTAATGCACCAGAAAAGCAGAAGGCAGTATTAAGAGAAGGCAAAGAAGTAACAGGCAATAGAGAAAACACAAACAGTAGTAAAGCAGCAGTCGATAACAATGTCATTGACATTAAACGTCTTGCTGGAATATATTAAGGAGAAAATGATGTCAGAACTACTAGAAAGTCGCTGGCAGGAAACCAAAGGTGCCCTTCTTGAAGGCCTATCAGGCACAAAGAAAGCTGTAATGTCAAGCGCATTAGAAAATACTCGCAAGTATTTGGCTGAGACAGCCACAGCTGG